CCTTCAGCGTCCACTGGCGCACAGTCGTGCCATTCATCCGGACGAGGAAGGTTGTGGTGCCACCAGCCTCGCTGAAGTCGAAGTTGATGCCGCACATGTCAGCGATGATGACCAGAGGCTGCCCGCCTGTGTTGATCGTCAGTGACGTGATGGTTTGGTACCCACCGTTCAGGACGATGTCAGAAGCCAGCTCGGAGCTGACAGGGATCGTGACCTGGTTCAGGCCGATCTTAAGTGTCGAGACTGTTGCGTCAGCGATCAGTGCCGAACGTATGACGACCCGGTTGCCAACACCATCGACATTGCCGACAGTCAGCATCGTCGTGAGCGCACCGTTCTCATCGCCTGGGGTGGCCAGCACGATCCTGTCAGCGAGCAGCAGGATCTCCGATTGACCGATGCTACCGATCGAGGTCGAGGCTAGGCCGATGCCTGCGATCACCTGCTTGCCGTCGGTGCGTGTGGTGCTGACCTTCAGCACGTACTGCGCACCCAGCGCGCCTGTTTCGGCAGCGCGTGTGTTGGCTTCCTGCGTCACCGCAGCAGTCAGGGACCCCGTAGCACTGACCGTTTGGCTGTACCAGGACGCAGCAGCATTTGCAGAGCCCGAGGCGGCTGATGCGAACGTACTGGCAGACGAGGCAGAGCTGCTGGCAGCGGTGGCACTCGTGCCTGCTGCGCCTGCGGACGTTGCTGCCACGCCTGCGGACGTGCTTGCGTTCGCTGCGGAGCCGGCTGCTGTGTCAGCCGAGCTGCTGGCTTGTGATGCGAATGTGCTAGCACTGCTGGCTGCTGTCGAGGCTGCTGTTGCAGACGTTGCTGCAGCACTTGCACTCGTGCCTGCTGCGCCTGCGGACGTACTTGCACTACTGGCCGAACCGGCGGCGGCGGCTGCGGACCCAGCAGCAGCATCGGCACTGGAGCTTGCGACAGCAGCCTTGGTAGTTGCAGTACTTGCTGACCCCGCTGCAGTCGTTGCGCTGGTGCTAGCCTGCGATGCGAACGTGCTCGCCTCACTCGCTTTGGTGACTGCAGTCGTTGCACTTGTTGCTGCACTCGACGCACTCGTGCCCGCGTCCCCAGCGGACGTTGCTGCGTTCGTGGCGCTGGTGGCTGCTGCGGTTGCTGCGTTGCCCGCGGTGTTGGCAGCAGTGGCGGCAGTAGAAGCGCTAGTGCTGGCTGCGGACTGGCTTCCTGCTGCGCTCGAGGCGCTGCTGGCAGCTTGAGAGGCAGACGTACTTGCGTTGCTGGCTTGTGTGGCTGCTGTGATTGCTGACGACGCCGATGCCTCTTGCGACGTGAACGCGGCACCTGCAGAGATGGCCGCTGCGTTCTTGGCTGCGACTGCATCGGCGAGTGACTGCGCAGCCGCGGCAGCTGACGTAGCTGCGCTCGCAGTGGTGCCATACATCGTGACCAGGTCGCTGACTTTGGTCACGAGGCCGGTGGTCGGCGCATCAATCTGATTGAGCCGGTTGTTCAGCTCAACAGTCAGCGAAGTCTCGCCCAGCGCGCCTTCGATCAGGCTGAGGATGTTGTCTTGGTTGACACCAGCACCACCCGTTTCGTTGATGGTCTTGATCGCAGCACCCAGCGACCCTGCCGGGAACGTGTCGGCGAGGTTCAGCGGCATTCCGCCGCTCAGGATCGAGGACAGACGGCTGACGATGCTTGCGATGTTGCCATCATCCAGCACGTCCGTCTGCGTGATGTCCATGATCACCTGAGCGACCGCAGCCGCGATGGACGAGGACTGCCGAAGCGCCTTGTTCAGCTTCGGGTGCGTGAGGATGCCGCTGACGAACCCCTTGGTCACGTAGTCAGCGGTCTGCCATGACGCTTGCGACGTGACCTCGTTGTCAAGCCCTACCGCGAAGGGCAGGAAGTTGTTGACTGGCATGCCAGCTCCTTACAGCTTGAGGAAGGGCCAGACAGCGATGTTGGCCATCCGCGTTTCAAAGTCGCCGGCTACCACGTTCGCCACGTCAGTCTCGAAACCCGACTGTGTGTTGTCAAGACCGACTGTCGTGACTGACTCGCCCGACTTACTCACACGTGCGAAGCCGACCGTGTTGGGTGTCGTTGCGCCGGTCAGTGAGCGCGAACCGCCACCGACTGTCAGTGCGCCCTGCGTGGTCATCTTCGGTCGCGCAGTTGACCAGTCCTGGAAGCTGCCGGGTGTCCGGCCTGCGCCTGCTTCGTCAATGCCACGTCCATCGTCAATGTTCCGTTCGACGACGCCGCGGAAGTCAGGCAAGGTCCATGTGGTGCTGCCATCACCGGTGTTCGGCGAGCCGTAGTATGCCCACAGCGCCGCGTAGATGCCTGTACGTGAGACGTTCGCACCGTTGGCGTACACGTAGCCAGGTACGGTCGGGCGCGTCATGCCTGCCAGGCCAGTCATGTGGATCACGGAGCCGGTGGGCGTCGTGTCGTTGCGCGCAGTGACTAGCGCGTTGACCGCAGCCTCGATCACGTCAGCGAAGTTGGGCACGTCGCCGTCGTCGTTCAAGTCTACGCCTGCGTTACTGGAGGCGAACAAGGCGAGGGCTGCAGATGCGACGGAAGACTGTCGCCACACAGTGTTCAGCTGCACGCTGAGTGCAGTGCCTGCCGTGAAACCTGTGGTGCGGGCAGGCAGTGCGTTGTAGCCTGCGTAGCTCATGACATTGGCACCGCCTGCGGTGCCGAATGGGAGGTACTGGGAAGCCATCTAAAACTCCTTGTTAAACCGGGGCACCGAAGGAACCAAAGTCAAGCCCAGCGACCTCGGTGGTGGTATACACGTTGAGTGCGAAGAACGGAGCGCCCGCCATCGAGGCGAGGATGTAGCCGTCCACTCGCACGCCTGCAGGTTTGGGGGGAATCACACCACGTTTGATCATCTCCAGCAGCGCTGCACTGGGCGCGCCGATGATGTAGATCGTGATGGTCATATCCATGTTGTCCAGCACGAAGCACAGAATGTCTTGCTGCGCTAGCGCAGTCTGGCCGATCACATTGACCGAGTCCATCGCACCGTTCCAGTAGTTGGCGCCGATGCGTGCCTTGAGGACTGCGCGGTAGGTCTCGTCGTCGAGGATAGTCAGACCCGAGGTCGACTCGTAAGGACCCAGCCAGGCACCTTGGTCGAAGCCGAGGTCGGCTGTGTCGAACGAGAAGAACACACCAGCTATGGGCACGGTTAACCTGCGACTGATGCCGACCCAGATACCGATGGTGTCGAGCTGCACACCGACCGCTGTGTCGACATCTGTCACCACAGTCGCCATGGACTGCAACAGCGTGATGTTGTCATTGCAGCCCTGCGTCAACGCGGCAACAGCAGCCTTGAACTTTGGCTGCTGTGCGTGCTCACTGGTGATGAGTGTCGTGTAGTCCATTACGAGACATTCAGTGTGATGTTGGCCACGTCGCAGGTGGCTTTGGATGTGAACGCGATGATGATGTCTGCCGTCCCCACCGCCCCGGACACAAGGCCCGCCTCCAGGCTCGTGATCTTGTACGTCTCAGACTCGGTCGCCCCGTTCAGCATCGCCGGCACATTGAGGCGCACCACCACGATGTCATCGCCGACCTCGAGATCATTGATGTAGAGCGCGATCGCTGCTTTGATCTGGTCGCCGATCACTGCCGTGTAGTTCGTACCGACTGTGATGTCCAGCTCCACCTTGATCGGCACCAGTGTGGGGGTCGAGAATTTGATGTCTCGCAGTGCGCCGCTGATGTCCGGCACCTGAATGGTCGTGGTGCCGAACGTGCCGACGCCGGGGCTCTTCTTCTGCAAGATGACTTGTGCGATCTCGTCTGCATCGCCACCCTGGATGACGACTGCAATCGAGTGCTCAGGAACACCATTGGCGTCTGTGGCGCCCGTGTCGTTCTCGTAAATGCGCAAGTAGTCCACCCCGTCTAGGCTGCGAAGCGAAGCCACCAGCGCCTCGAGGACGGAGCTCGCGTTCAGTGCCGGCGAGATCTCCTGTCGCGCGCGAAGCTGCGCATCAGTCTCGATCGGGGAACCCAGCGCAGCGGCTGCGAGATTGGTCACCGCCTGCCAGCCGGTTGTTGGCGTCAAGATGGTCGTGATCGTGCCGATGTCGGCTGACACCGCACCAGGCAGCGAACACTCCGCTGTGACCACGATAGTCCCGCTGGGTGGGATGATGGTCGAACTGGGCAGCAACCAGACGTTGCCGAGGTTGTCGCCAGCTGACCCGTTCGTGATGACCGTGCCCGCGACACCCGTGATAGTCAGGTTGACCTGCGAAGGTGATGCAACAAAGCGGCGCAGGTTGTTGATCTTCACGACGTTCGACAAGCCGATGCCCTGCGCGGTGGCAGGGCTGAAGGTGTTGTAGACGGCGATGGTTGTCTGGTTGGCATCGTGCAGCGCTTGTGCAAAGATGGCGAGGAGCTGGCCGTCCTGGCTGTCAGGCTCCAGGTACGCGTCATTGCCAAAGATGCTGCGGAAGCTCGCCTGCAGCGAGGCGAGCAGGTCCGAGTACGGTGGTGCAGTGATGCCGTTCGCGTCGATCGTGCAGGCCAGCGTGGGGAGTGGATAGGTCGTTGCCATTGTCAGTTTCCTGTGTTGAACTCAACCTGCGCTTCGCCGAACTCTGTCTGGACGGTGGCAGTGACGAAGAATGCACGGCCGTCAACAGTGCTGCTGTATTGTAGAATTTCGGTGACTCCCGGGGTTCCGAGGATGCGTGATTTGATCTCTGCGTCCCGAGTGCCCTGCGTGCCATGGCCGAGGATCTTGTCCATGTAGTCCGTGCCCTCGGTCTTGTCGAGGAACCATTCGTTGGTCCACAGCGCAAGACGTGTCTTGATTGCCTGCGCGACGGCCTCCGGTGTGTCAACGAGGAAGCTGTTGAGCCGGCCGAACATGTAGTCGCCGGTTGCGGTGAGCTGACGGTATTTCATGGTGGCTTCGGTGTGGTGGTGTTTGCGGTGGCGCCTTGCGCCGTGTGGTAGTGCGTGCTGCCGATGGCCTTGCCGTTGTTGCTGAAGGTGCCTGTGGACGACACGTCACCCAGAATACTGATGTTCGGAGCCTGCAAGGTGAGCGTGGCGCTAGATTCGAGGTCGAGGTTTCCTGTAGCGGTTACTGCTGCGTTCCCACCGGCAGTCACGTTCACGTTGCCGGTGGTCGTAATGTTGATGTTGCCACTGGGCGTGATTTCGAGGAGCGCGGTACCGTCATCCTTGCGGAGCTGTACGTTCGCAGAGCTGAGGCCGCTGCGTGCGCGAGGACGAGACCTGATACCGGGGATCACGAACCCATCGCTGAGGTCGTGCATGCGGAACTCCAGCTGTGGTTGTTCACCACCGTTGTCCCACCAGCCATCAACGCAGCGAGACGCGATGATGATCAGCACCTCATCACCTGCGGCAATGGGCAGCGCAAGCAAGAACCCACCACCGCTCGGGAAGGCGATGGGGCAGTGGATGAGCTTGGGTACTGAGATTTGCGTCTCGACTCCCATCTTGTCCGTCTGGGTCATCTTGACGGCGACCTGCACGTCCACGGTCTCTTCTGCGAGATTGACTGCCTGCACGATGCCCGGCAGGGCTGTCCATATGTCCGACTGCCACAACTGCAAAGCGGCGATGAGGACATCGCCGCTGGAGTCATTCAGCTCGACACGGTGATTGGGGGCAGCGGTCATAGTGACTGAACCTTCTTCGTATCGTCATTGATTGCTAGGGCTGTGACATTCGTGTAGAACTCATTGCCGCGCGTGTCCCCCGAGTGCTCCGCCACGAAGACGCGATACAGCCCATCGTTGGCGATCGTGGCGAGGAGCTGGAGGCCGACATACTTGTTGTACGGAACTGGCGCTGCGGTCGGATTCTGTTGCAGCGTCTGATTGATCGAGCTGTTGTTGATGCGGATCGCGACACCTGGCTCGATGCGGGGGTTCAGTAGACACCTGAAACGAAGACCTTGTTCTGTCTGTTCCGGGATGCCAACGAGACCGGTGGCGGAGTTCAGCTCCACCACGTCCCCAGGCTTGTAACTGTCCAGCGGGATCACGTTCACCTTGCCATTGCTCACCGACCAGCTCGCGCGCTGCGTGATGGCCAGCTCCCGCAGACGTGCACGCGACAGACCGAACAACACCTTGCCGCGGGGCAGGATGCCGCCGGTGAAGCGCATCGTGTAGCCTGGAGTCACGCCACCTGCGGTCATCGAGCTGATCAGGGTGCGGTGCTGATCAGCGGGACTGCTGTTCTCGCGTGCCAGCGTCTGGCGCACCACCGCAAAGTTGTAGGCCTGGTCACCGTCAGCGGCAAGGATGTCGAGGTAGGAGTCAGTACTGTTCTCGCGGCCGATACGGAACTGCTTGATAGTGCCATCGAAGATGACTCCGAAATTGTCTTCGTAACCCGCCTGCAGCACAACACGCGCGTACTGACCACGGATCTGTTTGACGGTGCTGTCCGAGAGGTTGTAGACGCGGATGCGGATGTTGTCAGGCATCTCCTGGTCGGCCTGTTCGGTGTTGAAGGTGAAGTGGAGCTGCGACAAGTCCAGCCCATTCTGCCCGTCCACCAGCACCAGGTTGATCTTGCGGCCGAACTGGCTCATGGTTTACTCCGTGATGAAGTAGAGGTGGCCGGTCACACCCAGCGACGTGAAGTCCGGCACATCCGTCAGCGTGACATCGCTCTCGACTTCGAGGCGGCCGGTGATGCCCAGGTACTCGTACTGGCCGAGCAGGTTGGTGCCGGTGACGAGTGGCACGCTGCCGATCAGCATGTTGCCGTCGGCATCCGCGATGTCCATGACCCAGCAGGGACCGGGAGCGCACCACTTGACGGTGAGCTGGTACTGCACCTCGGCGAGGATGATGCTGAAGGTCTGTGGTGCAGCGATCAGCGGGATTTCGTAAGGAGTGCTCACTGTGGGATCTCCAGGTTGTCCTTCAGCGTCTGGATTCCATTGCGCCACGCCGCACCAGGCTGCAAGGACTTGGCGCCCAGGTTCGAGACTGCAAGCGTGCTGGCCGGGTTCGCCTGAGCGCTGGCCGGTGCGGGCACGCTGACCACCGAGGTGCTGACCATGATCACTTCACGCAGCTCGATATTCAGCAGTAGCGAGTTCTCAGTCTGGCCGGTCGTCTCCGTGTCTAGCCCGATGATCATCATGTTCCGATAGATGCGCTTGCCTGTGAACACGTCGATTGGGATTCGCTGCGCCTGCAGCTGAAGCATCTTGGTGTAGACGTCCTTGACCTGCTGCGGGGCGTTTCCGGTCAGCAGCGACTGCACAGCTGTAGCGGTGCCGGTGATTGCAGCAGTCAAGCCATCAAGGCCTGTGGCGCGGGGACTGTTCGACCAGCCCACGGTGAGGATCAGCTCGCTGGGCAGCATGAATGCATGGTCGCTGATGGTGCTCCCGAACTCGACTGGGTGGTTCGTGAGTTGCAGACCGTCGTGGTGCTTCTCGCGAATGGTCACGTCAGCAACAAACGGCCCGATGAGCCGTTTGGGTTTGACGATGATCGAGTCGACGCCAAGCTGGGCGAGTGCTGCGATGTTGTTGATGAGGCTCATTTGACCACCATGTTGCCGAGGTTGCGGGCGAGGTCGCCGTTCACCTTGTCCTGCTTCGCCTTGACCATCTCGGCCGTGATGCCCGCGTTGCTGCCATACACGTTGATGTATGTGTTCTGCTGCATCGAGACTCCAGTGCCGAGTCGTGACTGGACCGCACCGCTTAGGTCAGTCGAGCTGAAAGGGTTGAATCCATTCTCGTGTTTGATCATCGCAGCCATCAGCGATTGCAGCGTGCTCGGGTCGCTGAGGTTCAGCAGCGCGTCCGATTTGAAGCCGGTCGATTTCGAGACTGCATCGACGTAGGCCTTCGTGTTGTTCTCGCTGCTGGGTGCCCAGGTCGCGATGATCTTGTTCAAGCTGGTCAGGCCACGCCGCTGATACGCCAGCAAATTTGCTGCCATGGCGGATAGCCCTTCCTGGGGCGTATCAAATGCCGCAAAGCCGCCTACCGTTGGCGCGTCGCCCCACCTGCGCAGGTTGCCCGGATTGTTGTTGCGCAGGCCGATTGGTGAGTTGCTGTTGACGTCAGGCAGCGAGGCGAGGGGTCCCCGGCCAAGTGCGAGGATCTTGCTGCGACGTTCTGCGTCGGGCGTCATCACGACACCACCACCTGGCCGCTTCAGTCCCATCCCTTCCAGCAACCGATCCCAGTAGCCACCGGGGTTGTTCGCGATCTTCGGCACCAGGCGCGCCCAATCGTTGAGCACCTCTTTCGTCACTCCGGCCAGTTCCTTGAAGGCGGGCAGCATGTTGACGGCCACGACTTGCGCGAGGATGGTGCCTTGCTGTTGCAGCTCGCGCATCAGCTCCGCGTACTCCTTGCCTGCGAGAACTGCGGCCTCCATGTTCAGCCCCATCGACTCTGACATGCGTTTCTGCTGTGCTTCAAGCGCCTCCAGCTTGTCACTGCCTTCCTGCAGCAGCAGCAACTCGTCGGGACTGATACCGAACAGGCTTGCGTACTGGTTGCCGATGTAAAACGGCATGGACTTGGTCGCCTTGACCAGGTCCTTGAACACGTCAGACATATCCCGGCCTTGGACCGGGATGCGTAGATCGTTGAGGAGTCCGATGAGGCCGGGATTCTGCCTGATCGCGGATGCCATCCGCATCACTGCGTTCTGCATGCCGTCGACACCGAGGCCGATCTGACTTCCTGCGTAGCCGATGGCTTGCAGGTTGGTGGCGGTGCTCTCTGCAAGGCGTGACTTGTAGTAGAGCTGCTCCATCGCGCGACCGAATTGGAGCACCATCGCCTGGGCAGCGACCCCTAGGCTGAAGGTCGAGATCGCGAGCTGCTTCACTCGCTTGTCGAACTTCGTAGTCGTTGTGTCGAAGGTCTTGGTGCTCTTCTCGTCAAGGCGGAAGCCTAGCGCGAGCAGGTACTCCTTCATGACGTCTGAATTACCTGCCATTCTGTGCCTCCGCCTTCCTTAACCGATATGTGTTCTCCACCCGAACGTCGAGTGCTTCATTCATGAGCATCAGGTCGTAGAGCGAGAGGGTGCCATCCTTCAGGCTCTCGTACCTACACATGCCCTCCATGACAGGACGAAGGAGGAAGTCCTCCCCGTCCTCCATGCCAATCAGGTCGACATCGCCGTCCGGCCCGGAGCTTGAACGGAGTCGATTGGTGAAGCGCTGGCGACGTTCAGAAGAGGAAAAAAATCTGCGAGGTTCTCCTGCAGCACGTTGACGCAAATCTGCACGAGCGACGGCAGCTTGATGTCATCGAAATTCATCATCTTGCCGTTCGCCACCGGCTGCGGACCGAGCTGCGGATCGTCGATGCGCTTGACCACTGACAAGCAGATGGAAACCACGTAGTCGACGTCCTCCTGCGTCATCTTGGCCACGACATCCATCGCGGATGCCATGACCTCGAGTTGCGAGTCTGGGTCCAGCAACTTCTCCTTGCCCTGCTTCACGATGCCCATCAGGGAGATGCCCATCATGTTCATGACGGGCGCCACCTTGCGTGCGACGTGAAGCTGCTGGAACGTGTCGAGGTTGCCGATGATGTAGGTCTTGTCTTGGAGGGTGAGTTTCTTCATGGTGCTTCCTTAAGTGCCCAGCTTCTGGTCGATCGACACGGCGTCGAACGTCCACTCCAGCATGCCCGCGTTCTTGGCCCAGCTGTTGTTGGGGATCTTCTTGAACGCGGCCTGCTGCGCGACCACCACATCACCGACGTTGATGTCGCGGATGGTCAGCGTATTCTGACCGTGTGTGGCGCCGCTGGTGCGTTGCACGTTGGCCAGCGCCATCAGCTTGGCGTTGGTCGGCGAGGTCTTGAGCAGGCGGATGGTGATGCGACCACTCTTGTTCGCCGAGAGTGAGTGCATGCCGCTGCCGTCAGCGCCGATGGTCATCGTGTTGATGTCTTCGGAGGTCTCGACCTCGATACCTTCCTCCGAGTTGCCGGCACCTGCGCCGAGCTGCACGAAGCCGCCGGGACCGACCAGCGTTGCGCTGACGTCGATGAAGCTGTAAGTTTTGTTCGCTGCCATGTTTCTCTCCTATTACTGGTTGACCGTCACTGCCAGGGACAGTGTGTGGATGGCCCCGGCCAACTTGCCTGCGCACTGGATCGAGGTTGCTTTGCGTGCCGCACGGTCGGCCGGGTCTTGCGTGGCCATCGGACCTGCGTACACGTAGTAGCCTTCAGGCAAGAAGTCCCCCTGGACCAGCGTGCCGAAGCCGCCGTTGTTCCAGACACCCGGTGCGAACAGACCGTTGTCGACCGCCTGCTGGCAGACCGCCTCCACGCCGGTGGTGAGCACCGCCATGCCCTTGTCCGTCTGGGGGATCTTGGTGACCGTCGTGTACAGCAGGTTCCAGAGCCGGTTCTGCACCGTGACCGCGAACCAGGCGCAGCCCATGATCTCGTCGATGAAATGGCCACTGCACACGTTGCCGTATTGGACGATGTTCGTGCCATTGTCATACTTGACGAACACGTTGACATTCAGATCCTTCAACGCATTGGCCTGCGTCTCGTTCAGGTCCTCCGGTACGACTCCGGGCTCCTGCTTGTACATCGACGTGATGACCGTGTTGTTGCCCGTGTAGTCCACCACGAGGTTGCGACCGATCAGCGACGCGACCGCGTAGGCACTCGAGGACGAGTACTGGACAGTGGTGCGGTCGTAGCCGGACTCCTTCAGCGTGTAGGCCAGCGTGGTGGAGTAGCTGGCAGCGGACAATGTCGCTGCGTCTTGCGTCGTGACGCCGTAGAAGTGCTGGTTGTTGGTGCCTTCGATGAACGCTGCCACGGCGAGGTGGTCTGCGGTCACACCCTCGGGCATCATCAGTGCGTACCACAGCTGGCCGTAGTTGGCATCGAACAGCGTCGCTGCATCCAGTGCCGTTTCCGCGTTGATGCCTTGCACCGAGTAGCCGCCCTGGCCGGTCTGCATGAGCAGCATGGCCGAGATGTCCTGGCCACTGCCGGTTGCAGTGAGGAAGGCGATGGAGGAGGTGGTACCGGTCACGCTGCTCGTGAGCTCAAAGCGCTGGAAGACCGAATTCCAGACCATCGTGGCGCCGGTGAGCGCAGCAGTGATGATCGAGGCGACCTGGTTGAGACTCGTCGCGCCGCTGAGGTTCAGGCCCGTGATCGGAGTCGCGCTACCACCGTTCTTGGTCAGGCTGAAGCTGCCCGTGGTGATCGCGTTCCACGGCGACAGCGACTGCTGGGCGGTGGACAACTTGGCACCACGCAGCACGCCGCTGGTGGACGTCTTTGCCCACCGACCAATGCGGATGGCAGCGGGACGCGGCGACTGTGCGAAGTAGGCTGAGGCCGTCAGGTACTCCGGTGTCGTGTTGCCGAAGTCGCCGCCCACGGCTGTCAAGCTCGTGTAGGTGCGATAGCGCTCCTGTGTGTCGATGACGGGGGAGCTGCCCAGCACCAGCAGCGTGTTCAGGTTCTGTGCCTGCGCCGCAGCGGCAGTGAGCGTCACTGCGACTGCGATGTTACGAGATACGGCAAGAGTCATGATGGTCCTCTTCAGTTGGAGATGTTGATGGTGGTCTGAATTACTTCGGTGTCAATGAACACCTCGGCCGATAGAAGCGAGTGGATCGGGAACGTGCGTGAAACCCTGCGCCTGAACTCCCCTTTGACATCGGCTCGTTTCAGCCATTTCTGCTGGAGCAGAGCAGGCACTTGCAGAGCTTCACCGATGGAAATCAAGTTGACATTCGCCGCGTCACGGAGAACGTTCATATTTTGCTGGACGTGGCAACAAGCGTGGAACAACTGGGCATTGGCCATCGAGTGC